AGAAACATTCAATTGTGTAACAGGTGCAGTATAAGCAGTGCTTGGTCGCACTGACATCAAATACTGTTCATTAGCGTCCTGTACAGCCTTCTCAGCCAAAGCGGTATCATCAACAACCTGTTGTAACATTAAATCCAAACGCTCTTTAGCAGTTGTTTGCAAACCACCATACAAACCACTAATGCGTTTATCAGCGGCTTCTTTCTGGGTTTTGGCACTGGATTCTAGGAATGTTGCGCTGGCTTCACCAGCAGCCCGTGCACGAGCCGTTTCCAAATCTTTAGTACGCTTGTCAGCAGCAGCCTTAGCGTCTGCCGCAGCCTTAGCATTAGCAGCATCAATCTTAGCCTGCTGACCATCATACTTAGCCTTAATCTCTGAGTTAATGCCTTTAGCAACCTCAATCTGGTTAAGATAAGGTTCCATAAAGTTAGGGTTATAATCCGCTTTGCCTTCAGCAACCGCTTTTTGATGGTCAACAAAAGCCTGATTACCAGTCTTGAGAATACCTGTAATATCAATATATGCAGGGTCCTTAGTGTAGTCACCAGCCTCTTTAGGTTGTTGCCATTGAAACTTACCGTTAATTAATGTCCAGCCCATAATTACTCCTTACGCACCATATTCTTTCAACGCTACAGCCGCATTAAAAATGTTTTGTTGTTTAGCCAAACGCAACTGTTCCAAATAGGCATCCAAGTTTGCTGTCTGGTCAGCCTCAAGTTGACTCAAACGATTAAGTTCATCCTGTAATGATTGTGTTGCAGTACCAACATCTTCCTGCATTTTAGCCGCATACTGTTCCAAACCTTTACGCTGAATACCAGAAGCAACATTAGGACCAGCCAAACCACGCTTACCATAAGCAGCCATCTGTGGTTGAAAACCCTCCATGTACTGTTTGGTTAACTTTGAAATGCCTCGCTCTCCACGCATCTGCCCCAAGCGGGCAGCCTGCTGATTAGCAACGGACTCTTGAAGTCTGCGACGGCGTGCAGTAGCCTCCGCTAAACCATAATCCCCATAAAATGTGCTAGCCAAGTCACTCATTAACTGTCTTCTTTTCTAGTTCTTCTAACCTTTTAGTAATTCTTTCAATCTCAGCCTGTAACGAAACAAAGATACTTTGCAAGGTATCTTTGTCAACGCTTTTCAGCACGGACAATTGGGTGATTTTAAATGTCATCCAAATACCTGTGCGCCCAAAACCACTTGGTCACCATCGCCACCAGTAACAAGGTTGGTTGCCACATCAGCAGCCAATTTGGCAAAAGTAACCGAACCATTGTCTAGTCCTGTCCCTGCCGCAAGTGCTTCAACATATGCTTTGATTACGGCGAAGTTAGCATTAACTTCCGACGCAACAGCAGGAGTTGCATTTACAAATGTATTTGGAATAACTATAGCAGCCATATTTAACCTTTAACTCTACGAGATTGAAACTTGTATCCGATACTATTAATTCCCCACTTTTCAGCAGGAGGACCAGTGAACTCCATTTGAACCGTTCTAGCCAAACCAAGATTATTACCAGTTAAAACAATGGAACTAATAGCACCTTGTGACCAGTTCTGACCCCACAACCCAGTACCCCAAATCAAAGCCCCAGCATCAGGTGTTTGAGTTAGATTAAATGTGCGGCGTTCTTGGTTAGCGCCTTCAGCAAAATCATGATAAACATCAACACTTATAGTTGATGCAGACGATGTTTCTTTAACTATAAAATCTGGTCTGCGCCACATTTTCTTCGCAACATAGTTTCCACCATCTTGCCATTTTGTTCTGTAGTAACTAAGGAAACTTTGTTCGGTACCATTAATATTATCTTGAACTTCATCATATAGGTCAACACGCACAACATACGGTTGTGCGGGATGACACATCAAACGATAGTCAAGATTGTTTGAATCCGTCCAGTCACATCCACCAACCAAACCGTAATTGTCATATGTTGAAAACATTGTGTAAACACCATCATTAATTGATGGGTCAAAAACAAAGTTAACAGTAGGAACTGTAGCCAAATCACCAGTAGAATATGCAGCAGAAACCCACACACGGCGACCAACATAAGAAACACTTATTGACTCATGCTGTGCTGGGTTAATATGATTAACATCTATAGCGCTGCGCAAGTTAACAAATTTATCTTGTATGCTTGAACCGTTATAAAAATATAATCCTTGATTGTGGCTAAACCAGTAAACCCCGTCTTCTGCTTGTGCCAACGCATGATGGTCAAGACAACCAATACGGTTTGTTAATTCAACAACTTGAAAGTTATCCGAGTCATAACCAAATATAGCATAAACAGCATTTGGTTTGAAAACAACCAACTGACCAGAAACAATAGCCATACCTGTGATACCGTTGCCACCACCAACGATATCAAAGTAATCATCAGAACCCCAGTTTTCAGGTGCGTTTTCCAAAGACCAACGCAAACGATTCGGGTAATATGTCCCAGCCTCAGTTGTGTTAGCAGCCCACATTTTGTTAGCATGAACAATTAAATGTTCCGCAGTGGGCATCTTTCGTTCAGAAGTGGTTGGTGTTGTTTGCCAAGCATGAGGGTTCGTGCCAGACGCTGTTAAAGCAAACGCATAAGTATCTGTTGTTTTCCAAGCATAACCACCACTACCAGTAGCACCAGTAGCAATATACATTGTGTCAGCCCACTGAGCCATACAGGCACCATGAGGGCTAGGCGATGTGATGTCCACGCCAGCACTTGCCTGCAAAGTTGTAAAGTTCCCACCAGTGGAACGGAACACTTTTGTTCCGTTCGTCAACATAACAGTTGGCGTAGCACCACTAAACGGATATAGTTTTTGTGGTGCCCAAGTACCAGCAACAGCAGTACTGTTCAATGACCTAAATGCGCCACGGCTGAACACACCGCCTCGTGGGTCAATTTCAACATTAAGCATCTTAGGGGATTCGTTGTCTTTCAACTGGAACTGGTCTGCACGAAAGTTCAAACCACCAGTAAAATCCTTAACCTGCTTAACGGAAATCTTAGCCATTGTTTGCTAAATTCTTTCCCATTGATTGCATCCAACCACTAAAGGTTGGACGACCCTTTGTTTGTCCAGCGGACAAACGCATATGCGCATGACTAGATGGCTTCTGAATATTCTTAGCAGCAAGGACAACAGCCTCATCAAACGACTTTTTATATTCAGCCGCCATAACAGTATCTTCAAGACGCTGGTAAACACCACTGCAAGCATAATAAACCAAAGCAAAATGCAAGTTAGCAGCAGCGTCAACAACATCGTCTTCGCCAACCCAGTCAGTAGGTTCACGGTAACCACGAACTTTCAAAGACCGAACATTGTTCGGCTTTGGAAACAAATGAATCTTACCTTCCCAGATAGCATAAAACAATGGGTCGCCACTGGTGTCATATGAACCAACATAAGTTGTTTCAGCCATATCGTAAGGAACCATATCCAAACTTAAACCAATACCAGTTTCATCAACAATAGAAACAATTTGGCTAATAGGGTCAGCGGTAAAGTTTGCGATAGGGTAAGCACGCTGTTCGGAAACAGTATTAAAAGTGAAAGACTTTTCTAGCCAAGACCAACGCTTCTCTAAATCAAGAATACGATAGTATCCGTCACGCAGATACAGGTTTAACAACGAATCTGGCAGGTCTTCGGCATCCAAATCTGTTATGTCACGAACCGTAGCACGCAAATCCGATGCTGTCATAGTTTGATATGCCATAACTACTCCTGAGACTCTATAACTTCAGCGACCTGCTCCAAACTTTTTGCCTGCTTCAAATGACCTGCACACAATTCCTGTCCACGCACCTTATTAGCACCACAGGTATCATCATTGCCACTACACTTGTCGCCACGCCCCACATAAGGGGCGCTGGCAGTCGCTATACGGGCATCAGCCGTAGGAGCCAATCTTTGGTCATAAGCAGGACGACCATACAAGGAGTAAGCGGGAACAGAGTTATTTGCCATCATAATAGGCTGTTTGTTCCCTTACGGGAGTAAATCAGCCATAGGGGTGTTAATAACATCCCAAACAGCGGAAGCAGGAGTACCAACATACTTCTGCAAAATCTTACGAGTCTTAGGGTCAATAGACCCAGCCCCATAAAGCCCAGCGCCTTGCAAAACCTTAGGAATAGTACCTTTAGGCAAACCACCCATCAACCCCAAAGCCTTGGCAGTACCAGTATAAGTTAAAGGAATATTAATAATATCCATAGCAGAACCCCTGCCACGCAAAAGCCTATCAATACCACCAGCAGCCAGAAGTTCTCCAACATTTGTCCCTGCTATTTCTGATGCCTTTTTACCTGCTCCAGAAATAGTATTCATAATAGGAGCCAAAGACCTAGATAAAGGGTCAGAACCACCATAACTAGGCTTAGGTGTAGCATTTAGTGCTACACTCTTTTCTGGGGAACCAACAAGAATTTTCTCTAAAGCAGCACGCCTATCTTTTGGTGCAACACCTTTTGAACCAACATTATCCAGTCCCTTGGCATAATCAACGATAGTCCCAAAACCGCCTTCAATATTACCCATAACCTCTGGACTTAATACTTGACGAACACTCCAAGGGTTAACACCTTTAGGTGTTCCAGCAGGAGGTGAGGGAGGCGGGACCTCCCGCTGGAACGGAACGGTTTTCTTAGATGTTTCAGGCTTCTTAAATCTAGGCATTACTTCTTAACAAGGACAAGTTTGCCACTAGCATCACGAGTCCACTTACGACCCTTGAGTTCGGACTTAGGAACATCAGCAGGAACATACTCGGTGGAACCGCCTTCACCAGCCTTGGTAGTGAAACCTTTACCATACTTCTTTTCCAACGCTGCTTGCTGTTGACCTTCAAGTTGCATCTTGCTAATTCTACCAGCCTTAGAATTATACTCCGCTGCTTCCATCTGAGCCTTAGTTACAGCCTGACCAGAAATTTTTGGAACATCCTTAAGGAGTTCCAAATAGCGTTCCTTGGTGATAACTCCACGCTCATAATCTTTGGTAATTTGCTTTAACGCATCTTTAGCGGCTGGACTAGCGTTCTTGTTAGCAGCCTCCAAAGCACCACGAATAACACCTTCTTCTTGTTGCGCACGCAACTTAGCAGAACTATCCGTTACCTCATATTGTTTTGTGACAGCCTCGTTAAGTTTTTCATCAGCAGTCTTAGCAGGTTTAGTTGTGCCGTCACCAGCCTCAGCAACATCCTTGGCTTGGAACTTCTTTTCCTGAGTAATACGCAAGTTGCGTTCAGCACGAGTTTCCCACTTAGGAACAGTCATCTTCTTGCCATCAACAATAATTTCCTCAGTAACCTGTTTACCTTCATCATCCAGAATAGGCAACAAATTCTCGTCCTTCGCCATACGAGTCAACTTCTCCAAGAACGACTCGGATTCGCCAAGGCGTTCAGCCTTGCCCTTTTGGGTAACCAAAGCAGTCTTAATACCAGACATACGGGCTTCATCAGGAGTTAACTTACTAATGTTTTCAACACGAGTTTTAGTTGACTTCTGTGCAGTTTCAGCAGCCTTAGTCATCTGCTCAGTAATTTCAGTAGTCTTGCTAGAAATCAAAGATTTAACTTGTTCACGACTCAAAGGAGTACCAGCATCCTGAGCCTCTTTAACCGCTTTAAGAACAGCATCCTCAACACGCTTAATGATAGCGTTTTCGCTAACATCAAAACCAGAACCATACATTTTGTTAATCTGCGATGCAAGACCAGCCTGACCAAACTTGGTCTTCATGGTTTCGTTCATCGTCTTATTGATGATGTCTTCGGTTTCTGTTACATTCGCTAGTTTTTCTTCTGCTTTTTTCCTTGCGGCAGCATCCGCAGAAGCAATCTTATTTTCAGCATTTTTAGAGGCATTATAAGCAGACCTTTCTTTGCTGGACATTTTGGCTAATT